GAATGCAGGCCGATGTTCGACCACATCTTGCGTTTGGCGTGGTCGCCCGCCGTCACGACGAACTCGGCGGCGAGGTAGATCGAACCGGTTTCGAAGGACTCGGTGGCATAGCCGCCGCCCCAACCCTGTTCGGGATCGTCATGGCCACCGGGCTTGATGGTCATGCGTACCGGTACGATGGTGCCCTTGGGGATGAGGTCGAAGCCTTGCTGCTGTTCGGCGTCGTTGAAGTCGTTCCAGTTCTGCGTGGTCATGGCGATTACTCCTGAGATTCGATGGATTGGGGAATGGCGGCGCTGGCGGGCATGGCTGCGCCCGCGCACTTGGCGATCAGCACGCCGAGATCAGGGGGTTCGAGCAGGTCGAGACGACCGCTACGGTCTTTGGCCGGAAAGCCGTAGGGATTGAGGGTGTGCGTGACGAAGGCGCGGTAGGCGCTACCGTCCTCGGCCTTGATCTCGGCCAGCGTCACGACCTCGTCGACGATGCCGGGTAGTTCGAGGCTGGTCTTGCTGCCTTCGATCTGCGGCACGAACACCTTGCGGTTGTAGTCGTCGAGGCGTTCGTCGAGGATGGCGACGAACACGACGTTCTTGCCGCGCGCGTGCTGGAGGTGCGTGAGCGCGCCGACCATCTCCTGACCAAGCAGACCGTAGGCGGCGCGAAGGTCGGGCTTGCCGGAGCGGTCGCTGACCGCGCCCGGTTGCGTCTTGCACCACGCGAAGCACTGACGCGACAACTGCGTGATCGAGTCGAGGAAGAAGGTCTGGTAGCGGTCGAGCTGCGCCGGGTTGCCGAACTTCTCGATGACATGGTCGTAGTGCGCCTGCGAGAACGCGGACTCCGGCGGCAACGACTTGTCCGGCCCGGCGAGGAACACGAAGAAGTCGCGCGACTCCGGCCACGAGGCCGGACGGATGGTGTCGCCCGGCCAGTCGGCCACGGCCAGGTCGCCCGCCTCGATGTCGAGGAACAGCGTGGTCTTCGGGTCGAGGTCTTTGAGCCGGGTGGTCTT